AACTGTATGTTAAGAAAATTAAGTACTGCTTCTACTTCTTGTAGCTGATGGAATCGATGTTCTGTTACCCCTGGTAACTCCGATAGGTTACGTTCTACGTATCCATAAACTCCTACATCTTTCCTGGCACTTTCTAGTTCATTCCTATAATACATAAGGAAGTCTGGTATGTTTCCAATATTATCAACTACTTTATTGTACCACATTAGTAATCGGTGTCCTCTTCATCACCCTTGTCTATTTCATCTCCCCAGGTATCAAGTCCGTCATCTTCAACTTCTTCTTCATTTAAGAGGTATGATGATAGAGCTTTTTTAATATCTCTATCGACTCCAAGCTCGCTAGCTTTAATTGTATCTGCATCATATCCTAGATTGTCGATGAGTGCATTTACTACATCATTTCCAGCTTGTGCTGTATCAGTTACGTGCTCTTTCATTGCTGTCCATACTTCTGCGGCAGAGTTTAATGGTTCTGACATATTATTTTACTTCCTTTGTTTTTACTTCTACTACAGGTTCGGGTGCTTGTTGTTCTACAGCAGTATCGTCCATAGTCTCTATATCTTCAATACTTATCTTTTCTTCTTCTTTTCCATATGTTGCCATAATCTTGTCAAGACTGCCGCTTTCATTTAGTTCCCACGCTTTACGGAACATTTTAATTTCATTAGCACTGTCAGCTTCACCAAAGCGTAATCTATTACCATCTTTAACTAACAGTCCAGCTTTTTCAGCCATGTCAACTAGACCACTGTATGGACTCATGCCTGTTGAATACGGAATCTTAACTTGTACACCTTCAAACGGTTTAGCATATCTAGTCTTCATTACTTTACACCCTGCTCTAATACCCCTAACATCTGATATTTTATTGCCGCCTTCATCTTCTTTAAGTTTAAGTTTCTTCATTGCAACAACAATACTTGATGCGTAAATAAAACCTTGTCCACCAGATATCTTATCATCTGGATCAAACATGTCTTGACTTGCATAGGTATGGTTAGTACATACTATTCCAATGTTAAGTGCACCAATCATATTAACTGTATTACGTACCAGTGATGTTAGTGCTTTAGGTTTACGACCCATATCACCTTTCATGTCGCCCGCTTCAAATTGATTAACATCTGTAGGTGTTAGTAACATACCTAGCGAATCGATAACAAATAATACCTTAGCTCTATTTTCGGCTGGCATGTCTCTATATTCTTTTACAAATTCAGAAATAGTTTTAGCTACGTCATCGATCATGGCCATGTTCAATTTAAGTAGTTTCTCTTCTGTTGTATCGACACCTAAGGCATGTAGCCATTTCTCATCAAGTGCATTCTCACTATCAATTAAGATAACAAATATACCTTGTTCTTGTGCATTTTTAACAATGTTGCCTGAACAGATGTAACTCTTACCTGCTCCGGACTCTCCAGCAAACACTGTTACTTTACCTAGCGGGATACCTTTAGTAAAGTCGCCACTAATTAAATAGTTCAAGGCATAGTTTCCTGTCGAAACCCAATCTGTTGGATCATTGAATCCTAAACTCATTCCTGGAATACTTTTAGTAATGCTTTTTCTAAATTTACTTGCGTCAAAGGGTTTGGCCATGCTATTCTCCTAAATTTATATCTGTGTAGTAGTCTTTATAACTAATTTTTCTTACTTGATCTTGCTTAGTTATAAACTCTACTAGTTCGTTTGTATTATTATAACTTGATGCAACCAAAGGTGCAAGTTGTTTGAGTAACAATATGTCCGATTTCTCAAACTTTTCTTGTGCCAATTTGGTAAACTCATTTTCGTACTTTATATTCATTTGCTCAGGGTATTCAAGTACTCCGTAACTAAAAGGAATTCCTATTTGATCTGCATACAATAACATATTTTCTAAGTCGTTAATAGTATAAACGTTTAGCGTACTCCAGAAACCAAGTTCTAAATTTTTATGTTTGTCTGCTAAGTGTTTATACTTTCTAACAACCTGATCCCATTTCCCCCACTTAATTGGAAAGCGAGCATACTCATGTACTTGTTTAGTACCATCAAAACTCAATGTTACTATAACTTTTATCTTACGTTCTAATAGTTTTTCTATCTGTTTAATTACTGTTGTTCCGTTAGTGTTAATTCTAACTATCTTAACATTAGGTGGTAAGTTATCTAGCAGTTTAGCATAGTTCTTACTGTAACTAGGCTCTCCGCCATTGATATCTAATTCAACAATATTGTCTAGAGGTAAACTATTAAATGCTGTTACGTTCGCTAACTTAATCACATTCTTTTCTAAACTTCCGATAGTCGTTGATAGCCCTGCGTGGCAAAACTGGCATGCTGAGTTACATACGTTGTCTAAGACACCACCTATAATGAGGTAGTCTTCTTTAAATGTCTTTAAGAGTTTGTCTCTACGTATACTATCAATTCTAATACTAGTGCCTGACGCTAGTTCTGTTGTTTGACAACGTTGACATTCATCGGGCCAGTTTTCAGTTTCTAATATCTGTTTACTCCAATCGCTAGATTCCATTTCTTCATATGTCGAAAAACGTGGAGCATCAATCATATGGCCACAACGACTAACGGTGCTATCTTCATTTAATCTAGCGAAGTGTTTAAGACGAGGGCAAAACATGTGTTACCTCTGCTAGTTTTTGTGTTTTACCGATAACTGTAAAATATGCCATTGGGTCTTGTGCTAATAAGTGTGTCATTATTTGATTAGGTGTCCAACTTTGACCAGTTAGCTGATTAAATATTAAATTATCTAATCTCATATACATTTCCAAATCCTGATGATCAGCAATGCTGGTATCTGTTAACAGACATTTCTCTGGAGCAACTGCTAATGGTGTAAATTCTTTAATCATTTCTAAGCTATGAATGTGTAGTTTACTATCTAAATCCATGTATCTCATTAAGTTTATTAGCCAATGCAATTGAGGTAGATAATGTCTATCTAAGAATATCCCAGGTTGTATTACATTAATATCTAATTTATTATTAAACAAATATGTAGCTACTCCACTAACGTACCTTGCCTTAGGATCTCGAATAAAAACTTCTATAGTATCTAATTTTCTTATTTGCTCGTTCAAAATAATTTTATAGTTATTAACTGTTGCGTGCTCTGTTAAACTAGAACTTGCATTTTTAAAAATAGGGTATATGTATTTCCCGTCGTAGTCAATGACCTCAACTTTGTTTGGAAATAGTATGTCGTCTAGCTTAGTAAACATTTATACATCTCCGGAAATACCAATCTACTATCTAGACCTCTACGCATATCTAACATGTTTAAGTTAATCTCTAATGCTTCTAAATTACTGTCAAATGGTTGTGTTAAGTGTGTTAGCATATTACGATAACTATCTTCTAATAAAAACCCAGGTTCTTTTTTAATCCTGTTATTGAGTTCTATCATTAGATTATCTAATACATTATCTGGTAAATGTCTAACGTCTTGCCAACTCGGACCAAGTAACGGTCCTATTATAAAACTATTATTATGATAGCCTAGTCCTTTAAGGTAATCAACAGTATCAAATATTGATTTAAAATTCATAGCATACCATAACATATTAAAACTTACTTTGTGTCCTTTACCAACTAACTGTAATAAGTTTTCATTGAAGTCTTTCCATACTCCACCATAACGTATGTATTCAAACTGTTCTTTAATTGTATCAATACTGACAGTCCAGTGTACGTTCTTAAACTCCATAATTTTATCAAACACTTTAGTTCCTGTTTTACTCAGATTAGTGTTTACTCTTATGTTCACGTCAGGATTATTTTCTTGAAGTATTTCTAATAACTCTAAATTCTCTTTCATTAATAATGGCTCACCACCTGCCAGATAAACGTGTTTAAGTTGGTGTGCATTATCAAGTACTAATTGTTTAAGTTCCTCTACACGTTCAGGTGTGGGCTCTTGAACTTGTATTTTTAATTCAGTTGCCCATTTACTAGAGTATTCTGGGCCGCAATATACACAAGCATGATTACATACGTTCGACCAACGTATATCTATCTTGTGTAACTTAAAATTATCAACTTGATCATATAATGTATTGTCTACTGTTTTTAATTCTTTAAGATAAAAGATACGATCACTGATCATATCATATCCTTTCTTTTCTCCTTCGAGATCATAACATACATTACACCCTAATCCCTCTTTGTGGTCAAGCATGTTCTGTTTAGTTTTTGTGTTCTCTTTCAATATATCGTGTATTGAGCTATCTTTTAAATTGCCTATAGGTCGTTGACTGCGTATACAGTTTAGTACATCGCCGTTTGAGTTATACATAAACCCTGTCCAGGGTATAGGACAAAACGTTTTGTTAGTTAAGTAATCTTTAGGATCCATGGGTATAGTCTGCACCTAAGGATATTTCATACACTTTCAGAATCGGCGTCGCCGATTCTATTGTGTTCACTACAAATTCTGCCCACGCAGTAACGTCTACAGCTTTAGGTCCACTCCAATCTCCAGTCTTAACTTCACCTGGTTTAACTAATATCATCTGTGGCCACCCTTGTTTGTGTACTAGTTCCCAATGTGCTAATTCTAATGCTTGTTTTTGATTTTTGTATTCTATCATTGATGCTTCATCAACTGTTGGATTAAGTGTCATCATTGATGATATATTAATAATATGTTTATTTGGAACATCTCTCCATACTTTAGATATTTCAAATAATAGCTCTGTTTGTGCGTACCCGCTTTGTGCATTATTAATAAACATGTCACAATCTTTAATTTTTTCTATTGTCTTTGAGATGTTTCTGATGTTATTGCCGTGTCGTTTGCTAAGACCGACGATCTCATGACCACGGTTTTCGTATTGTTTTGCTAGTGCTTGGCCTATGCCTGCACTATGTCCTGTAATCGCAATCTTCATATCAGTAGTTATCATGGCGATGTTACCACCGCCAGATAATTTTCTATTAAGACTGTTGTCTTGAACGAATCATTGCAAGTATATCTTCTGCTTTTGATCCTGTAGCCGCAGGTGCCGCATCAGCTGGTGCTACTACTGGAGCAGGTGTTGATACTGCTTCAGTTACTGGTGCTACTACTGGTGCTACTACTGGTGCTACTACTGGTGCTACTACTGGTGCTACTACTGGAGTAGGTGTTGCTACTGCTTCAGTTGTTGCTTTTGGTGTGCTAAATGCTTCAGATGACCCTGTTGAAGCTGGAGCATTCATACCGTATGGACGGAAATATGCACTCCATTTCTCTGCATCATATGGTCTACCGTCTACTGATGCTTCAAACATTTCTTTCATAACTCTATGTTCAACTTCGCTTGGTTTTTTAGGAAGATAATCATTTAAATTATGTAAGCCATGTGTTTCAATAGCCGCTTGTTCTACTTCTGTTAGTGCAGTTTCTTTACGTGCCCATGTTGATGTAGTGTAATCAGCATACCCACCCTTTTGTGTTTTAACAACACGGAAATCAATACCACGTAAGTAGTCTGTTGGTAATTCTTCCATTTCTGGGTCCATTAATGCTGTTTTAATAATATTAAAAATCTGTGGACTCATAACAAATCTACGGATTGGATTTTCTGGTGTGTTATCATCTGCTAATGTATTTTCTCTTACAAAGCCTTGGAAAATATAAGATCTTTTCTTCCAGTACTTACGTCCCATTTCTTCTAGTGAACTGTCCTTAAACCATGTTCTTACTTCTGCTAGAATTGGGCAAGATTCTCCCCACATTTCTATACATGGAATTTGTACTTGAACTTGTTTAGTATCCATTTCACCTTTGATACCATTGAATGGTAAGCGGATCATGTTACGTTCTACCCAAAAGAATGAATTGTTTGGATCTGAGTCAGGTAAAAAGCGTAAGGTTGATGTTGCTCCTTCTGCGATATTCCAGTGTGGATAGATAGCGTTGTCGCCGCCGCCTTGTGAGTTTGATGATGTTCTTGATTCTGCTTGTGTTAACTTAGCTCGAATTTCTGCTAAAGATGCCATGTGTGTTTCTCCTTAATGTGCCTAGTTTTTAGTTTTTAATGTGTATTAATCATACAACAGTTACATTATATGATACTTTATTTAGCATTGCAATGGTTATATTGGTATATTTTACCAAAGTCGTAAAAAAAGAGCATAACTTATCTACAGTATACTCTTTCTCTACAGTTCTTTCTTAAGGAACTATCTAGCCAACCTCAATATTGCCTTTAATTCGTCTTCTTGTACTTTATATGTTTTGCCGTCTACTTCAAATTCTGTTTCACCTGAAGATCTTGCTTTGGCTAATTTTTCAGTAAAGTCATTTCCTTCTTCAATACCTGCCGCTTTAAGGAAACGTTCTCTATCAAAGCGTGGATTTTGTTTAGCAAACATATCAGCATGATGATTTGCTAACTCTTTTTTCTTTGCTTGATCTGGATTTGCTTTTAATAAGTCAGCTACCATTTGGAAGTCTTTACGTGTAGGGCCTTCATATACTTCTTGATCTTTACCTTCTGATGCCATTGCTGATGCCCAATCACTTGGTCGCTCGTTTTTATCATGTTTTTTCATTTTGCTAATGTATGCTGGTTTGTTAGCATCCATTCTTAAATCTTTGTCTTTAACTTCTATCCAATCTGATTTTTTAGATTTATGTGTTTCTTCAAATTCTTCATCAGTCATATCTTCCAAGTCTTGATGTAGCTCTTTCATTTTGCCTTCGTCAATTTCTTGATCAGTGTCTGAATTACAGTCCGGACAAGCATGTGTAGCACCGTCTGGCGTTTCCCATGAGCCTTTTCCATCACAAGTTTCGCATCTTTCTTCTGCTTCATTGACACATATGCAATCGTCGTGAGCACAATCTGGGCAAACATTGCCTTCTGGTGTAGCAATACTTTCTGCCCAATCGGTAAATTCTGTAATTTCTTTCATAACTGAGTTCCTTGATTCAAGTTTATTTAGCACCGGAATGGCTTCTTCAATTCTAGTGTCTAGCAATGTTTCTGTAAACATATCACGTAGTTGATCGGTAATTTCTTCATGTGACTCATTTTTAGTAGGGTCAAATGCTTCAACTTGTTCTTTATATCCTCTACGACCTATCATTCTTTTTACTTTCTTCTTAAGATCAGCATAATGTCTAACACCTGCTTCACGCATCATAGCTGTACCTTCATCTGTAAAATCTTTTCCTCTACTTGCTCTCACAAAGTTAGCTAGTACGCCAATATCTGATACTAGTTCACAAATATATTGACCAAACTCATCATGCGGTGTACCGCCTTCACTTATGTGTCTTGCCATAGCACGTCCAGCAAACAATTTAGTAAAAGGTAGTTTAAAACGTTCACCTGCTTTATTTTCAACATATAGAGCTTGTATATTTCTATAACGCTGATCACCTCGTTCTTCATCAATTGGTTTTGAATGTATTATTTTAAGTCTAGCTTCTTTAGTGGGCTTAGTATAACTTGTATTTTTATAACCGTAGTATTTAGATTCATCTACCTGGCTTCTTGTTTGCATTGCGTATTTTAGTTTATTCATATTTTTTAAGTCAAACCCTAGCATATTGCGTCTAGCAAAGTGTCTTAGTTGATAAAGGAAATCATACCATTCAGACTTATGATCTGTTTCCATGCCTTTTCCAAGTGCGTCACCATAAAATACTTCTAAACTACTGTTAGTAGTAATAGTAACTACAACAGTTCCGTAGTTTTTATCGTCGACTTCGTAATCAAAGCTAAACAGCTTTGCTTCTTTTGGATTAGCAGTGTCTTTTCCTTTAATGTCTCTAGTTACTAGATCAAAATTCTTAGTAGTTAGGAGATTAAATAAATTTTGGTTAATGTCTTCTGTTGATATCATGTCAGTATTTATCTAAAACATTATAAACGGCATTGGTGATATTTGATTGTCGCTGTGGTCTTTCATTGTTTCTCCAATACTCTTGTGATAATTTTGTATTTGTTGTAGCATTCTAACTGCTAATATAGTAGCCATAACTAAATCGTCATGTTCTCCAGGTTTTGCCGCATAACTTGTACCACTTGCTACAAAGTTTTTAAGTTCACTAATTAAAGATTTAGATTTAACTGTTAACCGATTTTGCTCTAGCAATGTTTTAAATTTACTACAGGTTGCTAATTTATTTTTATGTGTTGTATTAAATCCTTTACGATACCTACGACCAGCGCCTGCTTTTTTATCTTCGCTTAAGAATACTCCCTTGATGTTATCTTCTCCGTACTCGTCTATAGATATCAGGGCGGCTTCACCAATGGTATTATTCTCTACTGAGTAATAGATGTTATTTTGTTCACCAACACGACTTTCTAATACTTTGATCATATCGGCAAAGATTCTAACTTGTTCAGGTATTGTAGTTTTATTGTGTTTCCATTCAGCTACTTGTGACATTGTTGTAGCATCAAATACCATCATAGCCGCATAGTCTCCGCCTGTTCCTAGACTTGGATCCCATGATACTACATACAAATGATTAGGAACTACTGTTCCAAACCAGCGTACTTGTCCGGTTCTTTCTGAAGGTTCCTCACCCTCTAATCCCATTAAATGTATTGGTGCTATCAGTGTTTCATCATTGATAATAAATTCACAATCCATTTCTCGTCTAAAACGTTCCTCGCCCAGTTTAGCACGTTCCTCATCTGCCCATTTCTCATCTCTATCAGGATGCTCTTTCCAATATGATCTAAATGCTTTAAATCCGTTAATCCCAAGTTTAGTTTCGTTACCGTGTGTATCTTCTGTTTTGTTAGCACCTTTCCATAGCAAGGCAAATTGATCTTCATCTGAGTTTGGTGTTGATGTAATAATTGCTTTACCGCCAGTTGCTAATGTAGGTGATATTGAAGTCCAAAACTCACGAGCAATAGTAGGGCGTACAAAAGCAAACTCATCACAATACAGCATTGATATACTCATACCACGACCAGTATTTTCAGTTGTTGTTTGTGCTACTATACGGCTACCGTTATCAAACTCTATGCTACCTTTGTTATAGCTAACTGCTCCAGCTCTGATATGATCAGGACATGCTTCGTACGCATAACGTACTCGTTGCATAATCTCCTGAGCACCAGCATATTTGTGGGCGGCAACCAGAATAGTACTATCAGGAACAAACATAGCGTACCATAACAAATAGCCTGCGGCTGATGTTGATTTGCCTGTCTGCCTTGGCATCATTGATATTGAATATCTATAGTTGTGATATGTGTTTATCAACCGTTCTTGATACTCAAACGGTTTATACTGTATGCCACCTCGAGTTGGATGCTGGATATGAAAGAAGTTCTCCATAAAGTGCATAGCACCAGATGTAGGGTCTGCACACATTGCGAATTCATTTATTTGTTCTTGTGTATATGTAGTTTTTTTATGGGCCTTTTTGATTAAGACACCGTCTAATGATTTAGATGCCGCCATTTATTTGTCCTTAGGCATTGGGTTTTCGCCTGTTAAATAAGGTTGTGCAAACCATAATTTAAACCATTCTTCAGTTCCAGGGCGTACATCGTGTGTTCTTTGATACGATGATTTCTCTGACGCAGTGTGGCTTATGTTTTCGCCCATCGAATTACCGTGATTATCAGTAACACCTGCTAGTTTTTTTAAATCGTTGATATCCATACGCTTATTTAACTTCAATATTGCCTATTTTCTTAGCTAATACACAGTTATATGTTTCTTGTTCTTTTTTCTTTGTTTCATTATTAGTAACAGGAATCTGTGCATTGCGGTACCATTCTATTGTAAATCCGGCTCTAGCTATTAGACTTTGCAATGCTACCTCACCTAATACTGTATAGTGTTGTGGCCATGTTTCGTATCCACGTGGTCCAACTGGTGCTGGCATCTCTACATACATCTGTCCACCTTTTTTAAGTAGTCTGTTATATTCTAATAGAGCAAAGTAAGGAAAGGGACTATGTTCAAGTGCATGTCGGCAAAAAATAAAATCATATATGTTGTCTGGCTCTTTAATAAAGTTAATATCAGTTCTAATATGTTTGTAGCCTTTATTTTTTAATGCAGTTTCATCACCGATTGTCCAGGTAGTACTTGTGATGTCTGTGTATCCTAAGGCTTTCATGTGATCAGTAAAGTATCCAACCCCTGATCCAATGTCTAATATTCTTGCATCTTTTTTTAATTTTAAAGGAACTATAAATTGATCAACTACTTGTCCTGTAATTTCATTATGAACCGGATCCTCTCCCTCATCTTTAATAGTATTTAGAGCATGGTCATAATATAATTTTAATTTTGTTGCGTCAAACATCGGGTACTTCCTAGTGATTAGTTGTTCTACTTACTTATAGAGCTTGTTCTGTGTACTCTGATTTTTTAACCGTTAGTCTGGATGTACTACACTCTTTCTACGGTCAATGAGTAAGTATATTGCAGTCAAGAGGGTGGTTTTCCGCTTCGTAGTAACGTTGTCTTACTTAGGTAAGCTCAAAGCCGTCTTTGTTGTAATACAGGGAGGATATTTGATTAACGGAACATTAATTCAAGCAAACACATTATTAATCGTCTGCGTATTCTATTTCACTGCCGTCTGGGAATTCTGAAGGGCCTGCACTGTCGCCGACTGCTAGTGCAATTTTAACGTCTTGTACAAAAAGAGAATATGCTAGTTTAGCTGTGGCACGATCTGCTTTAGTATTAGACGGTGTGCCTGTATTAGTTGCGTGAGATATTCCGTTAGGATCATATTGGTCAGTTGGTCTAACTAACGCTGACTGATCTGGATTTGCTGTTGATAGTGTAAGTGCCATAATAATATTTATCTCCTAAGGAGGTTTAGTCTTCCATTAACTTAACTGCGGCGGCGTAGTCTTCTTGTGTTATAACACCCTCACGCAATAGCTTTTCTCTGTTAACTAAATGTTTTGCCGCTACTTCTTCTTTGCTACCACCGAAGTAAGCAACAGCATGTCCTTCTTCTATTAGAATGTCAGTTACCATACGACCATCTTCAGTACTAAGGTCACCTAATACACGACCAAACTTACCTTTAGCATCATATTTTTTACAAACTAATACTGCTGACTCTCCTAAGAGTTCTTTCATTCTTGACTTAGCTTTCTCACCGAATAAGTCTTCAACTTTGTCTCTTGTTCTTGATTCTGGAGTATCAATACCCATTATACGGACACGTTCTTTTTTAAGTACTACTCCAAATCCTAAATCTATATCTACATCAACGGTGTCGCCGTCAATTACTCTTACAATTTTTACTGCGTATTCAAACATATTAATCATCTCCGGTAGGGTAAGGAAACCCTTTATTATCTAATTGGATCGGTGTACAAAGATCACAGTGGCAGTCAGGACAATCCCAACAGTCTGTACAGCTTTGTCCGCAATGTGACACGCACCTACAACGTGAGCATTTGTTTATTATTTCTTTCGTTGCCATTTAGCACCAGTCATTGGAGAAACTGTGTTGCCACCTTCTAATTCTTCACTAGGCCCACGAGCAGTAACAGTTGTTTTAACACCTAATGCTTTATTAGCCGCTTCAATTTTTTGTTTATCTACTTCTGTATATGCACCCATATATGGTCTTACACCCATCTGTGATTCTGTGTCAATATCATCAGAATTACCTGGGCTTCTTGCCATTATCATTGATGCACGATATAGTCCGTAATACCTATCTAGAGGATTACTGTAACTACCTGGACTAGCCGCTTTGAGTTCTTGACTCACTTTACCTTGTTTTTTTTCTGTTAAAAAATCGTTAGCTCTCATTAGTTGTTTACCTTAGCACCTGAACGCCATTGGTAGCATGACCAGTACCTAGCTGTAGATTTATCTTTACCTTTAGCTTTATCACATCCGTGTCTAGCACGAAAGCTCTTACGTCTTTTAGGGTCGTCTCTTTTGATTGATAAGTTAGGATCACCAAAACGAATAATTTTTACATTACTTGTTTTAGGATCTTTAACATATACTTTGAATTTTTTCTTAGGGTTTTCAGAAGTACGTATCGGGTCGTTTAGTTTAACTTCACGTCCTTTGTATTCTGCTTCATCAAACACATCAAAGAATTTTACGCCTGTAAATTCACAGCCACAATGTTCTAACATTGTTTGACATTCTTCGTCTAAGTGGAGAGTGATGCTTTCATCGTCGTGTTCGAGAACCAATGACTCAATGACAGTATCTTGGTTGATAATAAAATCAACCTGATCGCCTGTTACTGGATTTACTTGCCGTCTAGCAGTTTCCTTAAGATACTCGTCTAATGATTTCATTATTCACTACCTTTATAGGCCTTGTATAATTCCATCATTTTTTCATCAGTAATTGATTCGTTATATAAAGCATTACTGTTTGACTTTGCCGCTGATCTTGGTTTAGGGCCATTTATGCCACCTGCCATTTTATTTAATTGTGTATCTACATCAGCTACCTGCTCATGTGGCGTGTTAGCATGTTCAATATCACGTGATTCAGTTTCAACTTCTTCTTCTTTGCCTTGATATTCATCGTAACCATCTGAACGTTGTCCTGACAAGTTTAATAACTGTTTAAGCATATCAGTATGTTCACCACCTGCATTTACGCTTACTGTTTCTTGATTATTGTCGTCAATGCTTTGCACAACTTGTAAACTTTCAGCAACTTCTTCTGTTTCAACTGATTCATTAAGTTTTGCTTCGAACATAGCTGTAATTGGATCTTCTTCTGTTGATTCCATTGTTACAAATGCTGTATCAAGTACTGCTGGTTCTGATTGTTCAATTCCTTCTTCACCGAGGCCTTCTTTTTTAGGACGTCCACGTTCACGCTTAGGAGCATTTGGATCTATTAATGGATCTGTTGGCTCTAAAGAATCAACTTTTGTGCTTGCATGAGAATATTTGTAATGTCTACGTGACCCATCTTTAAATGTAACTGTAAAACCTGCACTGTCTGTTTCTGGGCGATCTAAAACAACATTGTTTCCTTGTTTCTCGTGACCGGCGATAATACTAGCAACATGTTCAGCATCATATGCTTCTTCAAGCTCAATTGTTTCTACTGATTCGTCAACTACTACTTCTTCTTCATCTTTTTCGTCAGATTCTTTAGTGTCATCTTTGCCTTTTTTAGCGTCTAGCATTTTTTGGAATGCCGCTTTTTGTGCTGGGCTTTGTGCTTCTTTAACTTCTACTGATTCAGCAACTGGATCGCTAGGTATATCACTCTGTACAGTTATCACTGGAACTTCAGCTAATCTTACTAGATCAGCGTGAGCATCTTTACCATATTGTGCATAAAGATTGTCCCCAGTTGTGCTAACTTCTGTAACACCTTGTGGAATAATTGGTTGAGTTGTTTCAGCAGACGTAATTGCCGCCTTCTGGTCTTCTGTTGGGTTTTCGATCTTTTTTAATGTGTCTATTACGTTATACATGTCCATGATAGTATCCTCTTATCTAGCAAACGATTTAACGTCTGGTAATTTATTTTTCGTACTACCTATAGCACTTTGAGTTTGCATTGGTAGATCGTTTGTAGTAGGGGCATTAGGGGTTTTGCCACCTGCTATCTCATATTGTGTTGTTTCTTCAGGAACTGCTTTGCTAGGATCTGCATACGTTTTACTAGCTTCTTTTGCACCTGGAGACTCATCCATTTCTTCTTTTTCTAAAATTGGAGATTCTTCAGCTTCGCTACCTTCATTTTCTTCCCATGAATCAGCAAAATGTTTTGATGTTACTTTAATCTGTGATTTAGGTTTTTCTGTGCAACGTTCAAGCAACTCATATAGTTCTTCTTGACTTGCAGGATAATCTAATTCGATCTCAAAAATACAAACATCCATATTCTTAACACCTGGAAAATCCATCGGATCTTCTGTAACTGGTGTTATTTTTGGATCTGACATTTTAATTAAATCGTATTTTGTTAATTTGTCTTCTAGTGCTTTAATGCAATCTTTGTCACAGCCACCTGCTACTTTAACTCGATATGAGTAAGTTTGCTTTGACTCTGTTAAATATTCTGTAAATGTTTTCATTATTGTTTCCCCTAACTATGCAATATTTATGCTAGTTTATTGTTTAGTGTCTTTATTCTTTAATAGTTCTTTAAGCATTTCGTTACGATCCAGTACATACCCCTGTCCTGACTCTATTGTTTCGTTTCCAGCATTGTCTACTAATTTCTTTTGATCTAACTGTGCTTTTTTTAATTGCAAGTCAATCATTTTTAATTTTTTATTAATTTTAGCTGTTTTAGCAGATATGGCATGGTTCAACATGTTACTTGCTACACCAAATATCTCACTAGCAAATCGACTATCTACATTCATACCCAGATCCATAAGATCTTTGTAGGAGTCTTTTGCTAGTTGGCCTAACTCATCCATTTCTTCGTCACTGGCATCTAATCCCTTAACTGCCGTAAGTGCTGTTTCTATTTTGTCAATATTTTTTAATGTTTCAACAGGTAGCTCAGCACGAGCTTGTTCTATAGGCTCATTAACATCTGCAGTGTCTGCATCGTCAGGGGCACTAGGTGCTAAATCAAACAGTTCTTCTAAACGTTTAGTCATACTTTATCCATCCAAGTCCGTTTTATTATGTGTCTTTTTATACAAGTAAATCATTATCTACTTCCGTTTCTGAATATGTCTTCTTCTGTTACTACCCTGAATGTAATACCATTTGCTTTACACCATCTCATTGCTTGATCCCATTTAGCATGATTAATTGCTACTGTTTCTCTGGTTGCTCTATTA